ACAAACCCAAATTGTCAAGGTGCCTTGTCAAACCGATTGATATAATTTGTTGTCGTTTTTAGAATGACAATCTATCCAGAAGAGTTTCTGGAACACTGTGATACTTGAATGTATTACCTTTTATGAAAATACAAGATACAGTGTGCGAACTACTTACCAAGTAGTTTGTTCATTCAAACGTTTTCGGAGTTACGCCCGTCTCGATGGTAGTTGACCTTTAGGGGATTGAGAGCCCCGCCCACCATAACGTAAGATTGTTCGAACTATGAGTTTCGTTACGATTCAATTCCTTGGGAGTTTAGGAACTTTCCCACGGTTGAATATCGTCATTGATATTCACCCGATAAACTAAATATGGACTTTCGCAGGTCTTTATAACGTTGATTTTAGTAGTGTATGATCGCCTAGCAGGCTTCTGCAATATATAGATGTGCTCGACCTAACAAGTCTTGACATCACGCTTGCCTAGGGCATGTGCTACTTCTTATTTCATCCGTTACATATTATATGTATGGTGTTTTCCTATGTTCTGTCAGAACATAAGCTAGTTCAGCATAGTTTGCTGGGACTTGGGCGCTATCCATGCCTCATATCTTCTCAACCGTCTTTTTCTCTACTAATGGAAAAACTGTAAAGTTCCCATTTTTAGTCTAGGTCACTTTCTTAGTGTAAAACTCAGTCGACACCGTTAAATTTGTGTCTTGGAACGAGTAACACCAGATGTTGAATCCCACACCCAAGGGAACATCTGTAAGTAGCAGTTGCGTTGTAAATTGTTGATGGAAGCACTGTACTGATATGCCAACCGAGGTTGGTTTGAGGTACTTCCGAGTCGTCCCTGATCCATGGTCTACAGGGAGGATAAAATTATTCTAACATATGAGTAAACTTAATTCAATACCTTTCAACAAACAAAACCCACACCTCAAACATGAACGCTTCGAACACGATGAAGCTTGTATTGAGCGGCTCTTTTCAGCAGAGCCATACCCCGAATGTGACAACGAGATCACATTAAACGATAGAGATGTAAAGGATTCTCGCAAACAGTTATTAAAACAGATACGATCCTATACAAAAAAACACCCGCACTTAACAACCATACCCTGGATAGTGCCGGGAGATGATGAAGCCACACTGGATGCTCTCCGCTTCAGTTGGACTAACAGGGGCTTTTGCTCTACCCCTGTGAAAATGTCATCTATGGTCCCTTATTGTGACCTTGTTTTCCTTAGAGGCTATATACCTAATGCCTTCGAAGTGAACCGACACTTCAGAAATGGAACTGCGTTTCTACATGCAGAAATTACGGCTGCAAAATTCGCCCAACCAGTTCTCCATTCACACACCCGTCTCACGGTTTTATGGTACAATTATTATTGTGCCTCACGTGCAGACATGCTCACACCACTTTTTAAACACATGCTTTTAAATCGCCGAAATTCTACCTTTCAAGGACAAGGATTTGTTGACGGTCTCACCAAAAGGCTCACAGCCTGGATGACTGCTCGCATGTCCTCTGCTCTTTACACGAATGTCAAATCTACGATAGGTGATGCTTACCAAACTTGTAAGAACACCATTCTTAGTGTATATACCACAATTCGTGAAAAAGTTATTGAATTTTTCCGCGCCACTGCACCTTCCATTGCCAATTGGTGGCAGTATGCTGCTCTTCTTATAGTAGCTATTTCTGCTTCAGTTGTTTTTGTCGCATTTGCACATAATCCTCTTGCCGTTGGGATTGCCATCGGTATATTTTGTGCTGTCGTCGGTTGTACCGTTGCTGGTTCCATGTTACAGAATGCATATGGACGTAAGAAGCTCATCGCTGATGTTCCAATGCATGTGCAACTAGCAATGTTTCAATTGTATTGTCGTTATTGCGACAAAGGTTGTAAATTTGATGAAAAGCCTCGTGATATTGAACGCGAGGTTGATTTCACGTATATTGTCGCCATCTTTGCTTCTGTTCCTAAGTTCAGGAATCACTGTGAACGTCTGGCTCCTGCCCTTCACAAGATGATGTCCGAACTTGAAGATTGGCGACCGTATTTCGTTAAGCTTATTGATCAGATGAAAGTTCTTCCCTTCGATGAAGAGTGTTTGTCTGGTCGAGATTGGGTTACATGGAGGACATTTACTATGTGTCCCATGTCCCAAGATGATCCCGCTACTATCCTTAGCGCCATCCAGCTTGATGATAAAACCTTGAGGTTGGTTACTGATCCCCCTGTTCAACAAGTTCCTTTCAATATTACAGATGGTCATGGTAACATGATTGACATGCAAGAAGTTGAAGCTTGGGGAACCGCCATCAAAGCCGATCCTCCAGAAATCCATACGTTGTCCACGGACGGAATGTTCGATTATTCTAAAGATGGTGTTAAATTCAATAAACCTATTCAGGTTTTGATGCAAAAACCATTGCCAGAAGTTCCCGCACGTGAAACCAAGCCTTTACCGATTGGAAAAAAGCGCCAAAGGAGAAGTTCCCTTCCTGATACTTTTGTTTTGCCCGAAATTCCTCCGGATTCTGATTGCGATGACGACGAACAACTCAAACGGTGGAAAAAGGTAAAAGGAAAATGGCAAGTGAAAGCTCAAGGAGATGATAAAACTCCATTCACTATCGCTGCTATTGCTGGCATGTCCACTGCCTTCTTTGGTGATGCTGCAAAGAGCGTGAATAACGCTTTTGCACCATTTAAAGAACTTAATGCCTTCTTTTCTACTTGCAAGACTGTTAAAGATTTTGTCGGTTCTGTCATTGAACATGCTTCCACGTTCATTGATGCTGCTGCTCAATTTTCTACAGGACACCCTTATTTTACCAAGAGTAAGGAGATTCATGCATTGTCCAATCTCATCAGGGACCAAATCGAGATCCTTGGTAGAGAGAATATACGAACCGACATGACATCTGATCCTGCTGTCTGCCGTCTCGTAGTCGATGCATATCAGACTATTCTCCGGTATAAACAAACTGCCGGAAATACTGTGATGCGCAATCTTGGTTTTGCACAAGAAATCAATCGAATGCAAATGGCGTACATGCCGTTGTATCACGAAGCCATGCAGAACCTTCGACAACACAAAACTCGTATTGAACCTTACTGGCTCTATATGTATGGTATTCCGCACCAAGGGAAAACCAAATTTATGGAAGTCTTTGTTCCCGCAGTTTACGAGAACTTGACGGGAAAGAAATGGAATAACAATTCCAAATACGAACGCAAACTCGACCAAGAGTTTTGGGATGCTTATCATGGTCAATGGTGTACTACCGTTGACGATGTTTTCCAAGTTAAGGACAAAGAGAAGCGTACTACAGCTGCTATGGAGTTCATTTACATGGTGAATACCAATCCATTTCCGTTGCATATGGCTTCTTTAGAGGACAAAGGAATGACGTCCTTCGAGTCAAAGTTCATCATTAGCTCTACCAATGCTATGGACCTTCCTCGAGAACTGGGAATAACAGATCCCGAATCATTGTATCGCAGAATGGGAATGCGAGTACAAATGACTGCTACCGAGAAGTTTGGTGTTAAAACCGATGCTTGGACTCCAGCAGATTTCCTTAAATGGAATTTTGACATTCGAGGGAAGACCAATTCCGTTCGTGTCAACTATGATCAGCTTGTTCAACTCATTGTTCGTGAACTACAAGAACGCGAGAAAGCTGCCCAACAGATGGACAAGTACATGTCCACCATGGATTCATCCCATTGCATGCTTCCCAAGAATTATCTCGATCCTGTAAAGCTTAAACGTATTCTAGCTCAGGGAATGGGAGGTAGTAAGCTTCAGTACATTTCAGGCAAATATTCCAACGGTTACGAACCTGTTGAGTATGAAGATTTTGATCCTTTTGATTTTACATTGTCGAAACAAGCTATGAGAACGAGATACGAATATGGAAATTTTCGGCTTACTAAGGAATTTGCTAGGTGG